GAAAGTTCAAAATGATGCCATTTTGTAGTTTGCGAAACGATAAATAATGAGTCCAATAAAAAGATTCAACATAAAAGGATTGAAAAATGACCGTTTCGGGAAATGTCACTACTATGTCTAGAGCCAGAAAATTACATTCCGGAATGGGTCAAGCAGTTGCAGAGCGTACAATCCTTCGTAAGAAACCTAATGGAAAGTTTGAAACTTGGGCTGATGTATCCAAGAGAGTAGCAAGCGGAAATGCTCTCCTAGCTCCCAAAATTGATTTTATGAGAGAGTATGAAACATTACATTCTCATATAGCCAAAGCAACGTTACTTATGAGCGGAAGACATCTTCAACATGGAGACGATGATCAACCTAATAGACCCAAAGAAGTTTTCACAAACTGTGCAACAAGTTCAACAAACTTTCTTCTGTTTCTATTGCTTCTGTCTGGAGCAGGTGTAGGACGATCGTATGACGATGACTTGATGCTTGTCAACTGGGATAATGCTCCTGATCTTCGTTGTGTTCTTTCAGACGAACATAAGGACTTCGACTGGTCTGCTCATGAATCAGTAAGAGATGCATTGCATAAATATGGACCCGAATCAAAAAATATTATGTGGTTCAAGGTTCCTGATACACGTGAAGGATGGGCAACAGCACTAGAAGTTTGGGAAGTTGCAGCCTTCGAAAAAATCCATAAAGACAAACTTCTTATTCTAGATTTCTCTGATGTAAGATGCAAAAATACTCCTATCAAGGGAGTCCAAAACAGACCAGCCTCTGGTCCTGTTCCTGTTATGAATGCTTTCATGAAGGCCTCTTCACTCAAAGGTGCAAGCATGGATCCATGGAAACAGAACATGTATGTTGACCATTATTTTTCCGAATGTGTTCTTGTTGGTGGCGCCAGAAGAGCAGCCAGAATGTCGACAAAAACTTGGCGCGATCTTTCAGTTCTTGAATTCATTCGTATCAAACGGCCCATTGAGTTTGAAGGTAAAGGTGTTGACCAAGTATCAGAATATAGAAAAGAGAATGCCAACACGTTCGGTTTCCTCTGGTCCTCGAATAACTCTGTTACAGTTGATGAAGAGTTTTGGCGTCTAGTGGAACTCAAGAAAAAAGATCCAGATTTCAATTCAGATCTAGCAAAACATGCTCGCAGAGTTTTTCGTGCACTCACCTCTTGTGCTTATGGAGATGGCACTGGAGAACCTGGTATTATCAACGTTGATAAACTGCATCAGAATGATGAGGGTTGGCAGGAACTAGCATCTGGTGATTATGTTGGATCCAACAAGTTCCAGGTCAGAGAAGAGACGGAACTTTATCTGGGTCGTTTGGCAAAAAGAGCCAAAAGAATGAAGTATAACATGATCACGAATCCATGCGGAGAAATCGCTCTAACTGTTCTTGGCGGATATTGTGTTATAGCTGACGTTGTTCCGTTCCATGCAAATAATCTAGAAGAAGCAGAAGATGCTTTTCGTGTGGCAACACGTGCATTGATTCGTGTCAACACAATGGATTGCATTTATAAGAAAGAGGATCTTAGAACCAATCGAATCGGTGTAGGCATGACTGGCATTCATGAGTTTGCCTGGAAATTTTTCGAGGTTGGATTTAGAGATCTCATTGATCCTGACTTTGTTGGATACGAACATTTTTATGGCAACTCATATATGACGAAAGATGGCATTGAAGAGCCCAGAATAAGAGCTGCTCTGTTCTGGTTGACACTATCCCATTTCAATGCAGCAGTAAAAGATGAAGCAGAAAAATATTCTAAGAAGTTGGGCCTTGTTACTCCTCATACCTCAATCACAATCAAACCTGCCGGAACAACATCAAAGCTCTTTGGTCTAACCGAGGGATGGCATCTTCCAAGCATGGCATTCTTCTTGAGATGGGTTCAGTTTAGAAATGATGATCCATTGGTTGAAACATATAAAGCAGCAGGATATCCTCATAAAGTATTGAAGACGTATGAAGGAACTACGATTATTGGTTTTCCAACGGCTCCAGTCATTGCAACGTTAGGCATGGGAGACAAACTTGTAACAGCATCAGAAGCTACACCAGAAGAGCAATATAAGTGGCTACAACTGGGTGAGAAATATTGGATTCAAGGCGAAGGCGAAGATCATGGCAATCAAATCAGTTATACATTGAAATATGATCCTAATCTTGTAGACTATAGGCACTTCGTTGATATGCTGAAAAAATATCAGAAGACTATCAAAGTCTGTTCTGTTCTTCCTATCAGTGATGTTGGTGCTTATGAATACCTACCAGAGACACAAGTGACAAAAGCAGAATATGAATCCTTAGCACATAAGATTCAAGTTGTTCTAGATGAGGATGTTGATATGGATAGTGTTAGTCAGTGTGAGAAGTGTCTGGTTTCATAATGAAAATAAACAAAGGAGAAAAGTATGCTAAAAGAACAGCTAATCGAAGAATGGGCAAAACATCTTCTAAATGAAGAAGTGCTGGTGGCCAATAATGAGTTTGATCATTTATCAATCGTGAAGCAGTTTCTCGAAAATGTTTACGATGCTGGAATAGAGGCTGGAATAGAGCAAGAAAAGCTGAAAAAACAGCTAAGTTAGCATCGACTGAATACATAAAAACGATAAATAAAGCAGGGATAGAAAAGGAACCCTGCTAATGACAGAGTGGTTATATGATGGCGCCCCAATAAAAGAAGAAGACCTAGCAAATACTGCAGGTTTCGTGTACGAGGTCACAAACCTCAAATCGGGTAAACGCTATATCGGAAAAAAGTCGTTATGGTTCAAAAAGACCAAAATGGTAAAAGGCAAGAAGAAACGCTTCTTAGTCGAAAGCGATTGGCGTGAGTATTGGGGGTCAAGTAAAAAACTGCTTGAAGATATTGAAGAAAGCGGTGTTGAAAACTTCAAGCGGACTATTCTGAGGTGGTGTAGCTCGAAAGGAGAAAGCAGCTATTGGGAGGCAAAATTACAATTTGAGAACAATGTTCTCATCGACGAAAACTATTATAATGATTTGATTCGCTGCCGAATTCATAGCTCGCATATCAAAGATGCAAAAGAAAAAGAAAACAGCTGATCCCAACATTTACTATCGAGTGTTAGTATTAGAGACTTTAGAGAATCTCGGAAAAAATGTACATGACTTCCGGCACATGGGAGGCACTATAAATAAAACGAACTGGGCTCAAGATATCCCAGTCGATCTCTTATTCCTTATAGATACAGTTTATCAACAAGCACTAGATAACATTATAGATCAACTAGCTAATGCTAGTGATTTGAAGGTAGCCACTACAGCTTGCGAAGGGCTTGAAAAGTCCGTGAAAGTTCGCAGAGGATTATGTAAAAAAACTGACGTATATTAGATATGAAGTGGATTTTTTATGCCAGATGAAAAAAAGGTTAATGCCGTACCTTCTCTTGGAGAAATCAACTATTTTTTGTTGAACAAAGATATTGATACAACATCAACCGGAGAAGTGATGTCGTTTATTCTTGAACGAAACTTTATGCAACAAAGACCCTCTGAAATTAGATTAATTATCAATTCAACAGGAGGAGATCTAACATCAGCCATGGCACTGACTGATGTTATGGAAGCTTCAAGCATACCGATTTGGACATATGGACTTGGTTGTGTTTGTTCTGCAGCACTAATAGTTTTCATTACTGGACAAAAAGGCAAAAGATTCATTACCAAAAATACATCAATCTTAAGTCACCAGTTCTCTTGGGGAATGGTTGGTAAAGAACATGAACTGGTGGCAAGCGTAAGAGAAATCGATCTTACAAAAAAGAGAGTTTTTGATCATTATAAAAAACATACAAAACAATCAGATGCGACAATAAAAAAATATCTTTTACCTGCCGAAGATTGCTGGCTTTCTGGCAATGAAGCCGTGAAATGGGGCCTGGCAGATAATATAATGAAGTCTTTTTAAAAAGTTCTTGACAATGATAACAAAATCTGTTATATTATAGCATAGGGAGAATAGAATGAGTGGACCGATTGAAATTTTTGGCTGGAAAGCGTTTTTCTTTGGAAACAATGAATACCGATTGACTGGCTATAGAGATGATGGCGAGTTTGTAAAGTGGCTTGTAACAGAGCCAATGAAAACTATCAACCCAGATACTGGTATTGTAGAAACATTTGACGGCAAAAGTTATAGGCCAACAGAGCCTTTACAACAAACACAACAAATGGATACATTATATAATCTGGGTAAGTGGGTGGAAGTTAGTACTAAACCTCAGCCTATTGATGCATCTGCGATGATTATAGAAGAGTTGGCAAAGAAGACAATGGCTCTGGGTGATGGTCCGTACGCTATTGAAATTTCGGAAGAAGTGGTAGCAGCAGATCCTCCAAAAAGAAAACGTGGAAGGCCATTTAGAAAAAAGGAAGAAGTAACCAATGGAAGTTGAAGTTTATACTAGAGACGGATGCGTCTCTTGTGAAAGAGTAAAAACGCAGTTGAGATTTCATGGCATTTCGTTCAAAGAGATCAGGCTAGACGAAGACATCACAAGTGCAGAGGTCAAGGAGAAATTTCCCAATAGCCCGCAACTGCCAATCGTGAATACATATTTCGGAGCTCTTTCAGGAGCGCCAGAAGTTGAAAAAATTCTAAATGAACTAAAGGGCGACTTTGGTAAAGAACTATTGATTGAAGAAGGACTCTAGATGCAGGGCGAAATTAGAAAATGCGATGTCTGTTCAAAATCTCCTGTTGAAGTTTGGGTTCATAGTCTTTCAACAGGGGCTATGAGTATTGCATCGTGTCGAGAATGTCTTTCACATTTCGCTGAACCAGAATTCGCTTTTCAACATCTAAGAGATTTCGTTGGTCAGCCAGATGGATCGGGCCTTCGTGAAGAAGTTTATGAAATGGAAACTTATGCAAATGGTAAGTACATTACATATCGCGATTGGCTAAAGGAAAATCCATTTAATCAAGAAGATTATGACGAGCAGATGAAACATTTAGAAGAAATCAATCAAAAGTATTATGAAGAAAATAATCCCTTAAACGAAGAAGGAATTTTATAAATGGCCGTGAAAAAAGTTTTTGAAAATGATGAAGTGCTAGTTATTTCCACTAATGAAGATGATATGGTGCCGTGGACTGATGACGATATGATGCTTAAGAATAAACTGCAGATTCTATTGAAAGACAATATAATGGAGATTGCATTTACAAAAGTGAATGGCGAAGAACGTACAATGAAATGCACATTGAAGCCAACACTAATTCCAGAAGAACATAAACCCAAAGGAAAGAGGCCTTCTTCTCATCATCTTCTTTCAGTATGGAACGTTGATGAGAATGCATGGAAGTCATTCCGTGTTCATAACGTACATGATTACATCGTATTAAGGAGTGAAGCATAATGTGGATATTACTTTTCACCATATGGACAATGCAGCCAGATAATAGCTTTAAAGAAGTGCAGACTCGTGTAGAATATGCAACAGCAGAGGAATGTTCAAAGGCTGGCCAAGAGAAAATGGCCGAAGCAGGTGCTGTTGATCCTGCAACCTATTATTGTTTTAAAAAGGGTGAGGATCTAAGTTAGTATGCAAATCATTAATAGTAAACTAGAATGTGGTGATATCGCAAAAAATGCGATGGGTGGCACAGAAATCATGGCAAGGAGAGTAGCTTCTTTGAATCCTGAACTCCTAAAAGAGTTCCAAATAATTGTTTCGCGAGTTGAAGAAGAGCTTGATCCCACTAAGATTCGAATCTTATATTGTCACGATCTTCCTGGAGATCCTGCTAACGATCATTTGAAAGATGGTGGGCATGAAAAGTTTCATAAACTTGTATTTGTCTCGAACTGGCAGATGCAACGTTACATTGATTTTTATCAAATTCCCTGGTCCAAGTGTATCGTGCTGCAAAATGCTATTGAGCCGATTCCTTTTGATAAAAGGAAATGGTGGGGAATAGATGAACAAGGCAATGATGCTCCGGCAAAGCCAGATAAGATCAAAATAATCTATACTCCTACACCACATCGTGGACTCGAGCTTCTTGTCCCTGTGTTTGATAAACTTCTAGAAAAGCATGATAACTTGGAACTAGATATTTTTTCGTCATTTGATCTTTATGGTTGGGCAGAAAGAAATAAACAGTTTCAGTCATTGTTTGATCATTGCATATCACACGAAAAAATCAACTATCATGGATCAAAGCCTAACGAAGTCGTTAGAGAAGCGTTGAAAGAAGCACATATTTTTGCTTATCCAGCAACATGGCCCGAGACATCATGTTTATGTCTTATGGAAGCAATGAGTGCTGGTTGTATTTGTGTTCATTCAAACTATGGTGCTCTTCCAGAGACTGCAGCTAACTGGACATCTCAATACCATTTCAATGAAGATAAACAGGAACACGCAAAAATCTTTTATACGGTTCTTATGAACACTATTGAAGATGTCAATAATCAACAAAATCTTAATAATCAGCTGATGACAGTAAAAAGTTATACTGACATTTTCTATTCATGGGATCCAAATAGAAGAGTGCAGTGGGAAGCTCTGTTGATGATACTTATTAATCAGGTTAAAGACAGAGCAATTCAAGCTCCTTCAGGCAAAATGTTCAACTACAATACAGGAGGATAAAAAAATGAAAATATTACTATTTCTAGCCATGATCATGGTTGCAGGCCCAGCGCATGCAGGGTTTTTTGGTGGAGGGGGCAATAATCAAGCGCTCAATATTGCCATAAAAGCCAACGGAACCAATCCAACAGGGTGGAGTCGAAACTGGTGTGGAAAATTCATGGACTCGACTCTCCGTACGGCTGGAAAAGCGGGTGGCGGAAATTTGGCTATAGGATATGCAAAATATGGCAAGCCATCAAACTGCCGAGTCGGAGCAATTGCAGTCATGCATGGCCATGTTGGATTCGTGACTGCATGCCATGATGGCAGTACAACAATCATCAGTGGTAATCATTCGGGAAAATCTGGCCACCGAACTGTTGGTTATGGACGATA